GGAAAAATTAATCCATGACCAAATTGAAGAATCAAACGGTTCATCAGAAATAAGAAATGCTCTTTTAGAATCTGCTTTACTAGGTACAGGGATTGTAAAAGGACCATTTAATTTTAATAAGAAACTCCACAAGTGGGACACAGATGAAGATGGGAATAGAAATTATAACCCATTAGAAGTTAGAGTACCAAGAATTGAGTTTGTAAGTTGTTGGGATTTTTACCCAGACCCTAACGCAACGAATATGGAAGAATGTGAATACGTTATCCATAGACATAAAATGAACAGAAGTCAATTAAGGCAACTAAGAAACATGCCTTACTTTGATGAGAATGCAATACGTGATGCAATCAAAATGGGTGCTAATTACGTAGAGAAAGGTTTTGAAAGCCAATTAAAAGATGATGTTAGAGCAGACGAAGAACACGGTTCTAACTTTGAAATCCTCGAATATTGGGGAATCATGGATGCAGAATATGCCCGTGAAGTAGGCATAGACCTTTCAGATGATATTGATGATTTAGATGAAGTACAAGTAAATGTATGGACATGTGGACACTATCTATTAAGGGCAGTTGTCAATCCGTTTACACCTTACAGAATACCTTATCATTCTTTTCCTTACGAAAGAAATCCATATAACTTTTTTGGTATTGGTATAGCAGAAAATATGGATGATAGTCAACAGATTATGAATGGTCATGCAAGAATGGCTATTGATAATTTAGCAATGGCTGGTTCTTTAGTATTTGATGTAGATGAGTCTGCCCTTGTTGGTGGACAATCAATGGAAATATATCCCGGAAAGATATTCCGTAGACAAGCAGGAATGCCCGGACAAGCCATACATGGTTTAAAGTTTCCAAATACAGCACAAGAAAATTTAATGATGTTCGATAAGTTTAGACAACTTGCAGATGAGCAAACAGGAATACCAAGTTACTCACACGGACAAACGGGTGTTCAAAGTATGACAAGGACTGCCTCTGGTATGTCAATGTTACTTGGAGCAGCCAGTTTAAATATTAAAACAGTCGTTAAGAATCTTGATGACTTTTTATTAAAGCCATTAGGAGAAGCTTATTTCCAATGGAACATGCAATTCTTAGAAGATGATTTGGATGTTAAAGGTGATTTAGAAGTTAGAGCTACAGGAACAAATAGCTTGATGCAGAAAGAAGTACGAAGTCAGAGATTGACTACATTCTTACAAACTGCACAAAGTCCAGCTATTGCTCCGTTTGTTAAGATTTCTAAATTGGTTAGTGAACTTGCTTATAGCTTAGATTTAGACCCAGATGAAATACTCAATGACCCTGAAGAAGCAGCTATCATGGCACAAATAATAGGAATGCAAAATGCTGGACAAACAAATGGCGAAGAAACTCAACCCTCTGGTGAACAGTCCCCAATGGGAAGCCTTCAAGGAACACCTGAACAACCTCAAGAACTTGGAGTTACAGGCACTGGTGGTGGCAACATCGGAACAGGAAATGTACCGGCTGCAGGGGAAGCTGAATTTTCTGGGGCGGTTGGAGCAACTGGACCTACAGGTTAAAGAAGCATTACTTAGGAAAAACGAGGAAGTATAATGGGATTATTTAAAAAACTTAGCAAAAATAAAAAACGTGGTAGAAATCAACATATTTCTTATGGTCGTTTAGATGAAGACGGAAAAGGTCGTAGAGGTAGACGAGGACCTAAAGTTAGAGACCATCGAGAACGCAAACCTAAAAATCCCAGAATAAGAAAAATTGCTAAGATGCCAGTATCTATTGAAGAAAAACCAAAGAAGCCTAAGAGTCTTTTAGATGATGATTCTAAAATGTATAAGGTTACTCCTAGAGTTATGTATAACGAAGGAACTCCAGACGAACCTATTATCAATCAACGTATAAAAGCTACTATTAATTCTGAGGCTAAAAATCTAGAAGAATACGGAGATGAATTTTGGAATTCTGGTGGAGGGTGGTTCACTAGACTAAAAATGGATTTAGGTGCAAGTAATCAAGGTAAAAGATTATTTACTGAATTACGTACTATTAATAATCAAATGGGTGGAGATTTTTCTAATCAAGAACTATTAGAAATGGCAAACGAAGGTCTAAAGAACAAAGGTTTAAAATATGTTATTTCTAGCGATGTATTACCTAAAGAAAAGAAATTTGATGGTGGCGAAACACATATGATGCCAGACGGTACTGAAATGCCGGGTGCTACCCATGAAGAATATATAGAAAAGCAACAACTTCCAGATGATGAAATGGAAGATGATTATATGAATTTTATAGTTAACGAAGCATTAACAGAAGAAGAAGAAAATATGTTAATGTCTAAATTAGAACAAGATATGGAGCTATCAATACTATTTGATAAAGTAGTAGATGTTGCTCAAGAATTCGCTGGGTCTGGTCCTGTTGAAGGTCCGGGTTCAGGAGTATCCGATTCGATACCTGCAAGGTTATCGGATGGGGAATTTGTCTTTACTGCTAAAGCGACAGAAGAAATCGGAGGTGACACTTTAATGTCAATGATGAAAGAAGCTGAAGCCCAAGCAGATGAAAGACAACAAGTAGCTACAGGCGGAATGCTTGATAGTGGAGAAGAGGAAATTGATGCTAATACTCAGCGTAAAACGGTGGTACTCGACAGGGGCTTTGTTCCTGAAGAGGATGACTTAGTAAGCGATGAAATTAAAAAGCGTATGATGGACCCAGCTACACAATCAAGATATGTTCGTAGCTAAATAGCGATAGAGCTACCCTATTAGCGTAGGCACTCTATCAAATAAAAAACCGAAAGGCGACCTTTACAAGACAAGCCCTGCTAGTGCACATTGCAGCTACCTTGTTAAACGAAGCCCTGATTAGGAGAAAAGAAAATGACTAATGAAGTCCAAAAAGAGGAAACGCCAAATCCTTATAACCAAAAAAAAGATTGGCACGTGAAAGATGAACAACCTTTTGTATCAGCAAATAGTATGTTTTTTGAAGAGCCACAAAATAAGCTTTTCAATAGTGATGACATAACTGAGGTAGAAGCCGAAGGAAGTGTTAAAACTGAAGAATTAGAGTCTAAAAAGGATACACCTTATAAAAGACCTAATTATAAAAAACGCTATGATGATTTAAAGAAACATTACGATTCTAAATTGAATGAGTTTAAATCTAGGGAACAAGAGCTTATAGAAGAAGCTACTAAAAATAGAACTGAATATACAGCTCCTAAATCCGAAGAAGAACTTGAACAATTTAAAGAACAATATCCTGATGTTTATGAAGTTGTAGAAACTGTTGCACATATGCAATCGGAGTCTAAAGCAAAAGTTCTAGAAGAACGCCTTAGTAAACTCCAAGAACGTGAACAAGAGTTAATACAAGCTGATGCAGAAAAAAGGTTAGTGGACAAACATCCTGATTTTGAAGATATTAGAAACAGCGATGATTTCCATGATTGGGCAAAAGAGCAGCCAAAGTCTATTCAAGATTGGATATACTCAAATGCTGACGATGCCGATTTAGCTTCTCGTGCTCTAGATTTATTTAAGCGTGATATTGGTATGGATGTTTCTTCCAAGACAAAGTCAAATTCTAAACCGACCAGAAAAACTGCTGCAGATATGGTTTCAACTAAAACAACAACAGTTGAACCAAAGCAGGAGAAAGTATGGTCAGAAAGGGAGATTGCTGCATTGAGTATGGCAGAATTTGATAAGTATGAAAAAGACATATCAGATGCCATGCAAGAAGGCAGAATCACAAAATAAACTATAACTTAAAGGAGAAAATATCATGGCTCAATTTTTTGAACCGAGTACTGATACTAATGCTAACTTTGCAAACTCCGTAGCAGGACAAACTAATAGTTTCTTTTTACCTTCGGTTTACTCTAAAAAGGTTTTAAACTTCTTTAGAAAAGCCTCGGTAGTGGAAGCTATTACAAACACCGACTATGCCGGTGAAATATCCTCTTTCGGAGACTCAGTAAAGATTATCAAAGAACCAGTTATTTCTGTGTCTGATTACACAAGAAATAGCGATACTACAGAAACTAGACTAACAGACCAAGAGATTTCTTTGGTTGTTGATAGTGCTAAAGCTTTCAAATTCATCGTAGATGATATTGAAACTAATATGTCACATGTCAACTTTAAAGAGATTGCTTCTAGCTCTGCTGCATATGCATTGAAAGATTCATATGACGCTGCAGTTATTGCTGTTATGTTCGCAGGTCTATCTACTTCATCACCTGACCACACATTAGGTACTGATAGTGCGACTGATTTAGGAGCAGGAGTCTTTGATGGCTCTGGTGCTGCTGACTTAGGACAGTCTGGTGAAACTGACCCTCTAGACCTTATGGCTAGAATGTCAAGACTATTAGACGAACAAAATGTACCTGAAGAAGGTAGATGGTTCGTTGCAAGTCCTGACTTCTACGAAGTTCTAGGACAATCATCTTCTAAATTACTATCTGTTGACTATAATGGTGGACAAGGTTCTCTTAGAAATGGTTTAGTGGCTAGTGGAAAACTACGTGGTTTTGATATGTACAAGTCAAACAACATTGCTGCAACATCTAATGCTGCTGGTAAATGTTTGGCAGGACATATTAGTTCTACTGCAACTGCTAATACAATTCTTTCAACAGAAGTGTTGAGAGACCCAACATCGTTTGGTGACATTGTTAGAGGTCTTCACGTCTATGGTGCGAAAGTACTTAGAAGCGAAGCTCTAGTAGGTGCATTCTACGGTATCGATTAATACCAACCGTAAGTGGGGAGGGGTTTCCTTCCCCCTTACACTTTAAAAGGATATATTATGTGGGATTACAACAAGTGGTTACAGAACGATTTTAATACTAGAACAGTAGGTAAGTGGTTTAAAGAAGAACCAAAGAAGAAAAAAGAAACTAAAGAAGATAAGTAATGGCAACAACATATTTA